ATTTAATGTAGTCGTAGGAGATGAGGCACACCAGTTTAAATCCAAGTCATTAATATCTATAATGACAAAACTTTGTGATGCAAAGTATCGTTTTGGATTTACAGGCACTCTGGACGGCACACAAACTCATAAATGGGTTCTAGAAGGTTTATTTGGTCCATCATATAAAATCATCAGAACAGAAGAACTGATGCAGAAGGGTCATGTTGCTAAACTGGACATTAATATATTGTTATTAAAACACCCACCAAATAAGTTTGAGACTTTTGAGGATGAAGTTCAGTATATTATCAATCATGAAAAACGTAATAAGTTTATTCGTAATCTTGCTCTTGATCTCAAAGGAAATACTCTGATTCTTTTTTCCAGAGTAGAGGGACATGGTCAACCTTTATACGAACTCATAAATAAGAGTATCGCTGAGAATCGTCATGTATTTTTTGTTCATGGTGGAGTGGACACTGAAGAACGAGAAAAAGTTAGAGAAATAACTGAAAAGGAAAGTAATGCAATCATCGTTGCTTCTTACGGTACTTTTTCTACTGGTATTAATATCAGAAATTTACATAATGTTGTCTTTGCTTCCCCTAGTAAATCAAGAATCAGAAACCTCCAATCAATCGGAAGAGTCCTAAGAAAGGGGGACAATAAGACAAAGGCAACTCTATATGACATTGCCGATGATATCAGTTATAAGTCAAGAAAAAATTATACACTCAATCATTTAATCGAAAGAATCAAAGTTTATAATGAAGAAAACTTTAATTATGATATTGTAAACGTTAATATGAAATTTTAAATTTATGAATATACTTGGAATTTATGGTGCATTGGGTTGGGATACCCATAATGATACAAATTGGACTCATGACTCTGGTGCAACATTGTTTATTGATGGAAAACATATTTGTAGTATTCAGGAAGAACGACTTACAAAATTTAAATATGATGGCAACTATCCAGAAAATTCTATAAAATATTGTCTTTCATCTGGCAATATTACCAATGAGGATATTGATCTGATTATTATTCCTTCTCTCGGTGATCGCCAATTTCACATTGCCAATGTATTTGGAGATATTAAAAAATTTATTTCTAAAAAATTTCCAAATTCACAGTATAAAATAATTTCTCATCATGAAGCACATGCATATTCCGCAATATACAGTTCAGAATGTAATGATGGTTGCTATCTTGTTTTAGATGGTGGTGGTAGTAATATTACTGCAGATATTACAAAACAATTATATCTGGAGACATCATCATTTGGATATTTTAACAAGAAAAAAAATATTTTTAGACATTTTGCAGCAAGAGACTTTATAGGTTTATATTATCAATCTTGGGCACATCACATTTATTGCCAAAAAGTAGATAAAGATATTAGTCCAATGGATCATAGGTACTGTGAAACATTTTCAGGTAAGGTGATGGGGTTATCAGCATATGGCAAAAAATTAGATCAAATAGAATCTAGAGCACATTATGAGATTACGGAACTAGGTTATCCATCAATGTTTTTTAAAGTTATACCTGTGGACATCGATGCCATGACATCTACAGGTATTATAAACTTTAGTCCTGAAGACAAAGCAGCATACTTACAATCGGTTTTTGAGAACACCATGATTGATTATTTTTATGCTCTGCAAGATCGAGGTTATTTGGAAAAAAATATTTGTTTATCTGGAGGGATATTTTTAAATATTTTAGGAAATACTTTGTTAAAAAAACATTTTCCAAAAAACAATTTTCACATCTCACCATTTGTTAGTGATCCTGGATTACATTTTGGCGCAGCGGTGTATGGATCAATAATGGAGAAGGAAAAAATTTCTTTACCAACAAATATTGCATTGCTAGGAAAAGAATATTCTAGAAATGAAATTTTAGAAGAATTGAAAAAAAATAATTTAACTTTTAAAGAATTTGATAACTTTAACGATCTATATGATATTATCAGCGATTATTTAAATAACAACGAAATCATTGGATGGTTTCAGGGAAGATCTGAATATGGTCCTAGAGCATTAGGATCAAGGTCCATTTTAATGAATCCTAAGGAAAAAGAAAATAAAGACATTTTAAATTCTAAAGTTAAACATCGTGAATATTGGAGACCTTTTGCTGGTGTTATATTATCAGAATATGTTTGTGAATATTTTGATGAAGGTTTCGAAAGTCCTTATATGTGTTATTCACAAACAGTAAAAAAAGAAAAAATCTCAAAAATACCGTCAATTACTCATGAAGATAATACTTGTAGGATTCAAACGGTAAACAATAAGTATAATAAAAAATTAACTCAATTACTTAAAGCGTTTTATGCCAAATCAAATATTCCAGTTTTATTAAATACTTCATTTAATGATAATGGAAAACCAATTGTAGAAAGTCCAAGTGATGCAATAGGATCATTTCTAAATATGAATATAGATCACCTTGTAATGGAAAACTTTTTAATTAGTAAAAACTGATGGGAGAAGAGTTTTACGCAATTATTAAAATGGTTTCTGGGGAAGAAGTATTCTCATTAGTCGCTATTGATAATACTACTGAAGTTTCTGTTGTTATATTGCAGAATCCTGTTATTTTAAAATATATACCGAAAAATAGAGGAACTCTTTTAAAGTTAGAACCCTGGATTAAATTTTCTAGTGATGATTTTTTTGTAGTTAATCTTGAAAAAATTATTACTATGACGGAAATTAAAGATAAAAATCTGATTAAGTTCTATCAGGAATATTTGGAAGAATATCCATCTAAAAGACCTTTCCCAAATATGAGCTCTGATGTAGAAACAGAATCAGTTAAAGTTTCGGATAAAATGGGATACCTGTCATCTGTTGATGATGCAAGAAAAAAACTAGAAGATATCTATAATAGTAATATTAAAGATAATTAACTTAAAGCCATCTCATCAACCCTAACAAACAGATTCTACTCATAAATCAAACAGTTGTCAAGCCCTAACATAATGTGGTATAATTGTAATACTCAATATTAATTTTTTTAATTAAAATATGTTATGCCAAAGAAAAAACCAGAACATTATGTTAATAACAAGGAACTTTTAGAAGCACTGATTGTTTATAGAAGTAAAGTCGAAAAACATTTTTACGAAAAGAATTCTCGATACCCAACCAGAGTAGATAGATCAAAGCATTGGGAAGGCAAACCTAATATTCCCAACTACCTTGGCGAGTGTTTTCTTAAGATCGCTACACACCTTTCATATAAACCGAACTTTGTAAATTATATGTTTCGGGATGATATGATTTCAGACGGTATCGAAAATTGTATTCAGTATATTCATAATTTTGATCCAGAAAAGTCCAAGAACCCATTTGCATACTTTACTCAAATCATTCACTACGCTTTTCTCCGTCGTATTCAGAAGGAGAAGAAGCAACTGGAAATCAAAACCAAGATCATCGAACGAACTGGTTTTGATGAGGTTATGATGATTGACGACAACTTGCTCTCTGGAAGCAATTCTGATTACAACACGATCAAGGATAATATTCAATATAGAAGCAATAATCGTTAAATTTATGGATTGACTTTGGATGCTTATGATGCTATGCTTGAGAAACAGAATGGTCTATGTGCCATATGCTCTCAAAAAACTCAGGGAAATCTACATATAGACCACAATCATCAAACTAATGAAGTGAGAGGATTGTTATGTGGTAAATGTAATAGAGCAATAGGATTATTAAATGACGATGTTTCCTTATTTGTAAAAGCAATCACCTATTTAACTTGATATGAAAGTAGCAATCATAAGTGACCAGCACTTCGGTGCCCGCAAAGGTTCCAAGTTTTTACATGACTATTTTAAGAAGTTTTATAATGAGGTATTTTTTCCTTATTTAAAAGACAATGATATTAAAGTAGTCATTGACATGGGAGATACTTTTGACAATCGTAGAAATATTGACCTTTGGTCTTTAGAGTGGGCAAAAGAAAATTACTACAATAAGTTGAGAGATCTTGGCATAACAGTTCATACTATTGTTGGTAATCATACTGCTTATTATAAAAATACCAATAGTGTTAATTCAGTTAATTTGCTTCTTTCAGAATACAAGAATGTTATTGTATATTCAGAAGCAACGGAAGTTAAATTAGATAAACTCAAAGTCTTGTTTGTTCCTTGGATTAATCAAGAAAACGATCAAACTACTCGTAAACTTATTAAAGAGACATCTTGTAAGTGTGTGATGGGGCACCTTGAGCTCAACGGATTTAGAGCTCATCGTGGTCACGTCATGGAAGATGGTATGGGATGTGAATTATTTGAGAAGTTCGAACGTGTCTATTCTGGGCACTATCACACTCGATCGGATAATGGTAAAATTTTCTACCTAGGAAATCCCTATGAGATGTATTGGAATGATGTGAACGATACTCGTGGTTTTCATATTTTTGATACGGAAACTTTAGATCACACTCCGATCAATAATCCCTTTAAGTTATTTTATAATATTTACTATGAAGATACTCCATATCAAATGTTTGATGTCACAGAGTATGAAAATAAAATTGTAAAAATAATTGTTCGTAAAAAATCCAATATCAAATCGTTTGAGAAATTTGTTGATAAACTTTATTCCTCTGGAATACAAGAATTGAAGATTATTGAGAATTTTGATATTATTGAGAGTGAGGATTTTACGGTAGAGGAGACTGAGAATACACTATCCATTTTAAATAGATATATCGATGAATCTGAAATTAATCTTGATAAATTTATTGTTAAGAATCTTTTTCAGGAGTTGTATCGTCAATCTTGCGAGGTAGAGTAAATGTTCATTCTTACAGTACAAGGTAAAAAAGATGATGGTGCTTATGCTGTAAGAGATGAAACTGGTGAAAAAGTTCTTTTTATGTTTGAGGAAGAGGATGATGCTGTTCGTTATGCTTTGATGTTGGAAGATGATACGGATATGGAAATGGATGTTATTGAAGTTGATCCAGAACTTGCAATTAATACTTGTCGGGTGTATAATTACAAGTATGCTGTAATCACACCTAACGATATTGTGATCCCCCCTAAGAATAATTTAGAATGATTGTCTTTAAAAAAATTAAGTGGAAAAACTTTCTGAGCACGGGAAATCAATTTACGGAAGTTAATTTTCAGGAGTTTAATACCAACCTTATTGTTGGTACGAATGGTGCTGGTAAATCCACAGTTTTGGATGCACTTACTTTTGTACTATTCAATAAACCGTTCAGAAAAATTAATAAACCACAACTTGCAAACAGTGTAAATGAACGTGATTGTTTGGTTGAAATTGAGTTTTCGATAAACAGTCGTGATTACATTGTTCGACGTGGCATCAAACCATCTGTCTTTGATATTCTTGTAAATGGCACAGAACTGCACAAGGAGGCAGATGATCGTGCTATGCAGAGGATCTTGGAAGAAAATATTCTTAAAGTCAACTATAAGTCTTTTACTCAAATTGTAATTTTGGGTAGTAGTACTTTTGTACCTTTTATGCAATTAACCACTACATACCGTAGAGAAGTTATCGAAGATCTTTTGGATATTCGTATCTTTTCTGCAATGAATAATCTTCTTAAAGATAAAGTTCGTACTCAGAAAGATCAAATCAAATCATTAGATCTTAAAAAGCAGACTCTTAAAGAAAAGGAGCAAATGCAAAAAGAGTTCATTGAAGAACTTGAGAATCGCGGCAATGCAAATATTAATACCAATCAAGAAAAGATTGCCAAGTTGGATGCTGAAGTTGGCATTTATATGAACGAGAATGCAACTACAGAGGAGGATATTTTTAAGTTTACAAAAGAGCAAGAGGAAGTGATTGGTGCAGGGGAAAAGTTAGTAAAGCTTAACAATCTTAAGGGTAAAATCTCTCAGAAAGTATCTGCTATTACCAAAGAGCACAAGTTCTTTACTGAAAATACGGTCTGCCCCACTTGTACTCAAAATATAGAGGAAGAGTTTCGGTTAAATAGAATTACAGACGCTCAAAATAAAGCAAAAGAACTCCAGAAAGGTTATCAAGATCTAGAGGAGACTATAAAATTTGAGCAGGAGAGAGAGCGTCAATTCACTGTTCTTTCTAAGGAGATTACAAAACTCAACCATGAGATTTCTCAAAACAATACTCGGATATCCCTCAACCAGAGACAAATCCGAGATCTTGAATCTGAAATTCAAACTATTACCCAAAATCTTGCAAACCGAAATACTGAGCACGAGAAGTTAGAAGAATTCAGAGAAAATCTCCATAAAACATTCGAAGAATTAGTAAAGAAAAAAGAAGAAATCGTTTATTACGATTTTGCATATTCGCTCCTCAAGGACGACGGCGTAAAAACGAAGATCATTAAGAAGTATCTTCCGTTCATAAATCAGCAGGTGAATCGTTATCTTCAGATGATGGATTTTTATATTAACTTCCATCTTGATGAAGAGTTTAACGAAACTGTAAAATCACCCATTCACGAAGACTTTTCTTATAGTTCCTTCAGTGAGGGTGAGAAAATGAGAATCGACCTTGCCCTACTCTTCACCTGGAGAGAAGTTGCACGAGTCAAAAACTCCGTCAATACCAATCTGCTGATTATGGATGAAGTATTTGATTCCTCATTGGATGGTTTTGGAACTGATGAATTCCTTAAGATCATCCGATATGTGATCAAAGATGCTAATATCTTTGTGATCTCTCACAAGTCAGAACTTCATGATAAGTTCGAAAATGTGATAAAATTTGATAAAGTAAAAGGATTTAGTAAGATTGTATGAAAGTAATGATTGTTGGGCATGGTTATGTTGGATCTGCCGTTGCTTCCGTTTTTGCCGATGATGAAAAGGTAATTATTGATCCTAAACTGAGTGATGATGTTATTGCCAATCACTCTGGAGAACAATTTGATGCTGTGTTTGTTTGTGTAGACACTCCAAAAGAAAACAATCACGGTCTTCTCGATAATATCTTGGATCAGGTTAATACCCACATTGGTGACAAAACTCCAGTGTGCTGTAAGTCAACTGCTAATCCAAACTATTACTACGAAGCACAGAAGAGATATAAGAAGATTCACGTGCTTCATAGTCCTGAATATCTGGATTCTCGCCACAATATTGAGAAGTTTCAAAAGCAAGATTTCTGTATCATTGGTGGTAATAAAGCAGCTGCTAAAAAAGTTGCTCGTATTTTTGTACAAAGACTTCCTAAACTGAAATTTAAGCGAGTTGGTATTACGGATATTCGTAGTGCTGCTCTGGTTAAATATGCGGAAAACTTCTTCCTTGCAACTAAAGTTACGATTTATAATGAACTCTATAGGGTTCATAAAAATCTTGGATGTGAATCAACCTTTGATGAGTTTCGCACCATGGCAGGAATGGATGAGAGGATTGGCACATCTCATACTCAAGTTCCTGGTTGGGATGGGGAGTTTGGATGGGGAGGACACTGCTTTATTAAAGATAACTATGAGTTAGAACAGTTTTCAGATAGTCCACTTGTTAAATATATTCGTGAACTTAATGATATTCACAGGGCAGGGGTCGGTTTCTAAAGTGGCACATTCCATTCCCTGATCTGTGTTTTTGCTCTATAATAGACCTATTCACGGAGACTAATGATGTCAAACACTCCAAACTGGCAGCACCATTCTAAGAAGGAGCAGAAACGGACACTGAAACCGCAGGCACTCCGACAAGCAAAGGCACGACTTAAAGCCTTTAAGAAGAAGCACTCCGAACACTCCGAAAGGGGTGTTTTTTTTTATAAATAACTAAAAAGTAGTTTTAAAATGAGAGATCAAGAAATTATCGGTCTTTGGGAAGCTTATAATCTGGTTTATGAACAGGAAACTGGTAGGGGTCCTAGAATATCGGATACTTATGATATGCGAGATGCTGAGGGTGGACCTAAAGGTGGTAGAACAATAAAAGGACCAAAGATGAAAAATGTCATAAGAAAAGAAGAAACTGATCTCTTTGATTATCTGCTAGAATACCTAGTTGCCGAAGGTTATGCTGATACCAACAAGGCAGCTCTTGCTATTATGGCAAATATGA